CATGAAGTACCGCCATCAAGTGAAAGGTTGGTCTGGACTTCAACTTTCCCTGGAAACTCTAATATCTCAAAGTCAATGTCTGCTGTTCCATTACCGTCCTTATAATTGAGGATAAACAAAGGACGTATAAACTCAACACCGGGATTCACTGGTGAAGGATTATTTGAGTCGTTTGCAACATGATAATTAGTCCCATGCCCTTTTATATACCCTATAAACTCCTTCCATCCTGTTTCAACCGTTAGAGCTTCACTTGAAGCGGCTATATAATACTGATTACTATGAGAATTAGTACCATTTGCATTTATCATAGTATGACCGTCTGCGGCTACCCCTTCAACGCCTATATAAATAGACTTACCTCCTGCTGTCGGGTCTGTTACCTGCCGTACCTTTGCCCGAATAATATAAAGTTTAGTCGGGTCAAATTTTATAAGTTCGTCATAGTAATACCACGCTTGACCGCCAGCCACCCTTAAAAAGTTAAATCCATCCTCCGTTAAATAACTAAAAGTACTTGTTCCCCATCCCGTATCTCTAAACTTGCCAATGTTGGTAAATTCGTGCTTTATAAAATCTCCTGCGTGAGCTTTCCAAGTAATTTTACTTCTTTCCGCTACTGAAAACTTTGAACCTATTTCACTCGGCAAGTTTATTTTTAGCGTGTATTCCTCGTCAGTGACAGGAGGCTTCTCGTCAAACTCCTCAATTATATAACGGTCATAATCAAGTACAAGGCCATTTTCACCATTAGTTAAGCCGTATAAATATACATTCCCTGTCTCTGTTAAAGACGCTTGAAATACAACAACGCCCCTAACCCATTTACCAGCGTTTCCGCCATCAATAGGTTTTCCATCAGGCCAAGCGAAGAGGTAATTCTGATTATCCGTATAAAAAGCATAACCCTTTGACATACTATTAGAACTTGCTTGATTAGCTTTTGCCCATACTTGAGCCCTGTACCATTTACCTTGAGTAACAGTGACAGCTCCATCGGCTACACAACCCTTCCATCCAGAAGAACCATCATGGATAAAGGATACCCGTTTAGTGCCATGATAACCGCCATTATTTTCAATTCTAATTATTGCCGTATTATAATAGGTTGCCCCATACCAACCACCACTAAATATAGTTCTTACTTTATTTGAATTACCCGAGTCGCCTATATGCTCGCCAGAACAACTTTCAAAACTACCGTCACAAGTCGCTATTTGTGAAGGTAACCGAGTTTTCTGAAGTCCTTCATAATTACCCTCAATTATTGACCTTCCGTTTAACCATACCTCAATATCATCGTAAAAGGTTGAGTACGGTGAATTATCAACATAAAGCCAAATCCTAAAATATTTCGTTCCTGTTGGTGCTGTCAATTCTGCTTCCGGTATTTTAGTCCAACTGCTGTAAGTAACCCCGCTACCTCCTGCAAACCACTCATAATCAAACCTACTAAAATTCTCATCTAACCACGCACAACCGAAGTGGATTTTACCCTTTGCTTTACAACTTGCCCGTATAACGTCCCCCGCTTTGCAAGGTATAGGCTTACTCCAAACACCGCCACTATCTGCTCCATTCAATTTCAAGGCATATTTACCGCCAGCTTTTTCCTCTGTAGTCACAAACTTTGCCCTTGAACCTATACCATCACTTTCCCAACCCTCAAGAGTGCCGTACTCAAAACCGGGATTAATTATTTTAGCGAAGTCCTCAATTAATTTTATTTCTTCCTGCCTCTGAACCTTATTATAGCTCTCCTCGATTAACCACGGCAATTCCTTGAAAGTCAGTAACAATTCATCTTTAATGAGGGCAGTTTCACCCCAATAAATGAACTTGTGAAGCGTTTCAGTTTCCGCAAGGTCTTTCTCCTGTGTCTTGCTGTATATTGCCTTGAGGTAGTCTGCAATGCCTAACAACTTACCGCCATAAGTGACCTTATAAGTCCATTTTTCATTGGTCATAGGCTTAACCGTTACTTTCCGTACTAAAAAGGTATTCTCAACGCCTCTTTCCGGCAGGTTGACCGTTACCAACTGCCCCGGCTTCCATCCAGATACTTCCGTTTCAAATGTTCCTTGGACAACCGGGTTCCCGTGTTCAATAATGTCATTCTTTGCGGCTATCTCTGCGGCCTCAATAGAGTCTAATTGCTCATTAATAATAACGTGTTCATAAACCCCATCCCCACCTTGAACCTTCTTGAGTTCTTCCTGTGAGGCAGTATCCTCAACCATAGTAATAACATCAATATCATACTGGTAAGTAAAGGCTAAGGTTGCCCCGTCAACAGGCGTAGTCAGGTTATCCGTAGCCACAACCCTTTTTTCTTGGTAGTTCATTAATACGTCATAATTAGCCGGGTCGTGTACGTTCTCGATACCCACCGTTACAGGTGAACCGGAAACAGTCATGCTTAAATTATGAGGCTTATGAGGCAATACCCAAGCCCGTGCTTTCCCGTCAGCCACAATCTCATAAGTCCACGGGTCAGATAATGTCTTACCACCCCGCACATATACCCGGTTTCTTAATCCTCTTGTATCTACCGAATGGGTAAACTTCCTAAAATACCCGCCCGGTGTTAATGTCAATGGTGCTTCTTCCTGCTTTTCCATTGGGTCAAAGAATTGTATATCCTTGTAAAAGTCAATGTCCCATTCCCAATTCACATATTCAGCGACCTTTTTAAATGCTTCTGCAATGGGAACGTAGTCAAAGACTAATTTTTCAACTGTTGGGGCCCCTGTCCTAACGCCGTTAGTGGTAAACTCTCCGTTGCCATATTTATTAATGAGGTCAATAATAATCTGGTCAGCGGAATATCCCTCATATACCTCCACCGCAAGACGTTTATTTAATGTAAAAGTATAGTCGTCACAATCACACTTCCAAACCGCTACATTTGCCCCCGGCATCTTTTCTTCCATCGTCACTTTAGTAATAATACCAGCAAACATTCTTCCAATGCCGGAGTCCTCAATTATAACCTCCTGGCCTTCGGATGGTTTAACCCCCCTGACCTTAAACGAGGCAGTATTAATCTCACTTGTAAGCCCCAGTTTAATGTCAAGGGAGTCCCCTATATAATCTTTCCACCGTTCAACCCCTGCAATTTTCAAACTACGAGCCATTATAAATAAAACCCCCTCCTATGAAGTTCGTCTTGAAGTTTCTCCCAAACTTCTTCAGCGTTATCGCTTTGAATGTTAATGCTAAAATAGTTAGTAGTATGAGAATTATTCGTTGTTGAACCTCCACCGCCACCAACAGCCGCCATGCTCGGCACTTGAGCCATCTGATTAACTGCCCTTTCCAATGTCGGCAGACTTCCTTGAATACCCCTTGCAATTTCTTGAACCATTGCCGGGCCGTATTCGTCTAACTTCTTCAAAGGCCCGACCTTTGCCGGACTGTGAGGCATATAAGAGTCAACCATTTCCATCATAGTCTGAAGCGTATCCCTTAACCTGTCAAACCTGCTCCAAACTCCAGCAATAAAGTTATCCATCAAGGCAACCCCGTAATGAGTGGAGTTTTCAGCCATTTGCTTATACCGTCTTTCGATAGCGTCCAGTTCTTCCATTGTATTTTTCCTAATTTCTTTTTGCTTCTCTGCCCACTCTTGACGGTACATTTCAAGCTGTCTATGAGCGTCTGCCCTAATTTCCATGAGCTTCATTTGAGTTTCTCGTCTTTGCTGTTCCAGTTGCCTCATTGCTTCTTCTCTTGCTTGCTGTGCTTTCGTTCTATACAGGTTGACATATTCGGTTAATTCTTCATTGGACAGACTGTTCAAGGCTTTTAATTGGGGTAAAGCCTTCGGCCCCATTTTCCGTAATTCCTCAATAAGCCCGTCATCAACGCCTTTTTGAGCTAATAAACCTATTTGCTCTTGCCACTCGTCAAAGGCATTAACTTGGTCACGCAGGTTGCCTAATAACTCCTCACCTGTGACCTCTCCACCGGAGAAACTTACTGCATCAAAAAGCCCCGTCCAGTTCATCAAATCTTGAGCCCTTTGTTCAATCTGCTGTTTTAAGTCCTCCGTGAGCCTCCGCTCATCCTCGGCTAATTGCCTGTTTACCTGTTCAACTTTCCGTTGGTACTCCTCTTTAGCTTCTGCTAAAGCCTGATGGTGTCGCTCCCAAACATCTTGAACGTCCTCTAAAATGTCCTGCTGTTGTTGTAGTGCGGAGATAACCAAAGATTTTGCCTCTTGTTCAGCGTTAGCCCTTGTTTTAGCCGCTTGCTCCTGTGCTTTTGCAAGGTTTTCAGACTCTTTCTTTATGTCCTCACTTATTTTCTTGTACTCCTCACTACCCTCTTTATACTCTTTTAGTTCCTTCTTGAGCTGTTCAATCCGCTTTTCAGACTCTTGGATTTCCGTTTGGGTTCGCTCAATTTCCTTCTGCATTTCCTCCACTTTAATCCTCATACGTTCCTTGGAAAACTGTAATTCTAAATCGTACAGCGTTTTATTATACTGATTAACGGAGGCTTTGATTGTCTCACCCATTGAAGTACCTAAATTAGTAACCGCCTGTTGTACCTTACTTTTGCCATCAGCCACACCAAGAGCCAGACCTTCCGCAGACTGTTGACCGATCACCCTCATTACTTTTGAAGGAGAGGCAATGCCAAGTGCCTTTTCAACCGGGCCAGGCAATACTGCCTTAATCCATTCAGTTATCCTTGCCTTGAGCCATTCTGTTTTCTCCTGTAGACCCTGCCACAAACCATTTACAATGTCCTTGCCCTTGTCGGTCATGTACTTCTTAATGATATTAAGTTTAGTCTCTACCACTCCAAGGATATTATCAAAGATATTGCTAATTGCTGTTTTTATTGCTTCAAAAATATTAATTACTCTCTGCTTTGCTTCCTCAAAGTCGCCAGTTAATACATCTACAATTAGGCCAACCGTTTCCTTGACTATGGTATAACCTAATTTAAACACCACTACCAAGTCAGTGAATACAAACTTGATAACATCAATAGTCCCCTCAACGGTACGCTGTATTTTCGGCATATTATCCTCAATGAAGTCAGCGAATTGCTTGAGGTATGGTAACAACTGTTCTGCAACATCTTGAGCCAATAAAGAGAATTGATTACCTATTCTCTCTATCTGCTTACCAAAAGAGTTATCCACAGCGTCAGTCGCTTTATCCATTGCCCCCTCAAAACCTTCAAGACCTTCCATGCCTTTAGTCATTGCCAGCATAGCCTTGTCGCCAACGTCCTCCCATTGAGTACCGAATAAGCCGACACCTATTTGCTCCCGCTCTAAGGGGTCTTCAATCTTTTGGAGTTCCGTCAGGACTAATTGCATAGCTTCTGCCCCGGTCATTGCTCCGCTTTTCATCTTATTAAAGACTTCCGTTGCACCGTCACCGAGGAGCCTTTGCATTGCTTCTGTCGAAGCTACACTCCCGTCCTTAATCCTAATATTGAACTCCTTGACCGCATCAGCAACCTTATCGAAGTTGTAAACACCTTCATTAGCCGTAGTTGTCAGTATACCTGCAAACTGTTCAGCACTTAATCCCATTTCAGCAAACTGGTTAGAATACTCCCAGAAGGTGTCTAACAAGTCATCAGCCTTGTCTCCTGCCTCTTGTGCGGTCTTTGCTATAATGTCAAAAGCCTCGTCCCCGCTTACACCTAAATTCTTGGTCATTGTGTCTACAGCCTTAATAGAGCTCCTCATATCAAGGCCGAAAGCCTCTTGTAAGACCAAAGCCTTATCAGCAAACCTGCCCGTTTCCTCTGCCCCGGTCTGCATTGTAGAAGCAACCAACCTGTAAGCCTCTTGTATCTCCTGCACAGTTCCCCGTGCATCAACAAAAGACTCCTCCATCCTTGCCTTAAATTCTTCCGTTTCCTCTGTCGCCAATCCTAAAGAGGCTTGCAGTTTATTTCCAGCGTCCTCAAATTCCATAGCCATCTGCATACCTTTAGCACCAGCCGCCACCGCTCCAGCACCTAAAGCCGCTATCCCTGCCGTGGCAAGAGTGGCCGGGTTAAGCAATGCCCCCATACCTTTACCAAGGTTATTAGCCATATCATTGAGAAAGTCATTGCTCTCCTGCATACCCTGTCTAAAAGATTGATTAGCTTCCCTAAAGGAATCCCTTGTACGCCTCATAGCAGACTCAAACTGGTCAGTTACCGCCCGTATAGTAATTCTAAACTCTCTATTTTCAGCCATTGGTTACTTACTCACCCCTTTCTGACCTCGGACCATCATAAATAAGTCCTGTGCTGTCCCGCTCTCTGCTCTCTTTGAAGACTTACCGTCTTTGTCCTTTTCTTCCTCGGCAACTACTTCAGCCACCGTCATGTAGTCAAAAAACATTTCAAGCTCTATGTCATCAATTTCCCCCGGAGTCCACCCAAAGGCACGGGATAAATAATAATATTGCTTCACTAAAAACAAATGGGGAGGTAAATCATTCTCCCTCCCCCCGCCTTTGGGCGTTACTCGTTTTTTCCCGGCTTCTTCTCCTTTGATTTCTTACTCACGACCTCATTAATGTATTGAGCCACTTCGTTCAGGGTAGGTACCCAATCCTCCAAAGGAAGCCCGTCATCAGCCTCAAGCTCCTCCGCTGTAAATTGTTTACCAAATGCCTTAACAATCAAGTCTTGAGCTTCGTCAAAACCTTCCTCGGTTGTAATGTCCACGTTATCCCCCATGAACTTCAGCATCTTTCTCCACAGACCCGTAGAAGGTCTTACCGCCTTAAATTCTCTCCCGTCCATAAATTGAATTACTGGTACACTCATTAAATTCATCCTCCTTATAATTAGTTTCCTGTTGTATTCTTATTATAGCATAAAATAAAAATAATGGGAAGGGATATTTGAGCGTTTATCCCTTCCCAATCTTTAAAAATCGCTCCTGTATTTAATTACGAGCTTGCCATCAGTCCCGCATCACGCAGTTTTTGGAGCAGAGCATTGAAGTCTGCCACAAGTCCCGCCACATCATTAGCCGTGCTATCCGCTTGAGCAACAGCTACCCTATCAGCCAAGGCTTTTATCTCTGTCCCAAGACCTTCCTTGTTCGCCACAGGACACATATTATTTACAGCACTTTCCTTATTCGCATCAAAGGCCATCCATAATACCCCCTTAAATTAATCTACATTAGCTGATAGCCGTTGCAGTTTCGTTAATGACAATATCCAGAACCTTGTCATCAGTATCGGTAGCCAGAGCCTTACCGCTTGCAGTTACAACAGCGTATTCTTCGCCCTGCAGTTCAAACTCCACGCTGTTAGCTTTACACTTATACAGGATAACGTGCAGGTCACCAGCGTCCGTGTACTTGACTTGACCCTCCAACTTGAAATAGCCCGGAATGTCCGAACCTGCCAGCGTGAAGGTATCCACCACATCAGGAGTAGTACCCGTGCTTTCAAGGCTACCACCTAACAGAGCTTCCAGTACCTCCAGACTTAACTTTGCATTGGTAAAACTCCACTCAATAAACTCCAGCTTGGTATAAACGTCCATCAGCTTTTCATCCCCACGCAGTTCCTTTTCAACATACGAGGGAGACAGGCTAATGGTCTGAATACCGGGAGCATCAATCAGAGTCCCGTAAGAGATAGAAGTACCGTCATCCGAAGTCAACGGAGCAATTTTCGCATCATCTATACCAAACACTTTAGTCGGCCCAAGTGCCATAGTTATTCAACCCCTTTCGATATTTTAAATCTCATGGCTTTTCGCCTAATAACAGGACTTTGACCTTCTTGGTCTAAATCCCGTGCCTGTGTTCGCCTAAATCCTGCATCTTGCAGGACTTTATTTACTTTCAAGGCAATGTCCGAAGTTGAGTCCTCCTCATTCCAAACATCAACTTGAACCACAATGTCAGAAGCAAGTTCCTTATCGTCCCCCAACAGCCTCGGTACGTTTGAAATTTCATAATACGACAAGCAAGGGAATGTCGCATCAACAGGCGGTACGCCATAATGTAGATTGTCCTCTCCGTTAATCAATGCCATTAATTCAGTATTACCTGTTAAGGTGCTTACTAAATAATCCTTAATATTAACCACGGTTCAACACCCTTTCCAGCATACGCCCAATTCTACGCTCAATCTCCCGCTTTTTCTCATCAAAGGCAGGCTCCAAAAACGGTTGAGGCTTTTGCCCCCTTGTGGTAATATACTGCCCGTCAAGGTTTCTAAACGTCCAAGGCGTTTGTCTACCACCGGGAGTAAATACACCTGTTCCAAATTCAACGAATTTAGCATATTCAACCGTAGTGCCTATATGAACAACCGGGCCATCATTGGTACGCTCGTTACGCCAAGTAATTGACCTCCGCAAGCGTCCCGTGTCCACCGGAGCCAACAGTTTAGCTTGTATCGCTACCATTTGCCCCGCCTCATTCAATTCCTCCTCAAGCTGTGTGAGTAGTTCTTCCTCCATCCCGTTAAAATCCCTCATTAACTCATTGAAATTGGTACTTATTTGTGTATTAATCAAAAGGCATCACCGCCTTAAACCTTTATCAAGGAGACTTCCTTTTCAAACCTAAACGAAGCTACATACACAACCTCATAAGTCTCCCCGTCAATCTCAACCCGTTTGCCTTTGGTGATAGGAACCTCCGGGTCACAGAACAACCTATGAGTAGTTTCCTCACTAATCCCGTACATTCTCCGGGCTATCTGTCCACCCATAGGTTCAATCCTGCAAAGGAAGGTAGTCTCCTCTGTCCAAGTGAGTTTGGTCATTGCTTCGCTCGTTCTTGTCTTTGTCGAAGTTAAAAGGCTTGCTTGCTTATCCCTAATCAATGGAACCTCATCCTTTTATACTTATTCCAAACCCGCTTAATGTCGCTCGGTATCTCCCTCGCAGGAGTAATGCTCAAGGAACCCTCACTAAAGGAGTCATAACCTTCCAAACCCATTTTCCGGTATTTATAAATCATGTAGTCCTCCCAAGAGGAATAAATACCGTTAGGGATTATATACTCACCCGTGTCCTCATCTTTCTCATCCCACAATGTATAGTCAAGCCAATCGCTGTAGGTCTTATTCAGCAACAGGTCAAGTAAAGCGTCCTTGCTTGTGTCCGTAATACCTAACAAGGTTTTTACGTTGGTAATTATCTGCTGTTTATCTGCATCAGGAATGGGGACAGCCATTTATATCGCCCCCTTTACTTTTTAGCGTACTTTGCTTTGCCCTCTGCTTTCTCCGCTCTTTCCTTCATGGCGTTATATTCAGCTTCCCGCTCACTCGGCAAGACTTTTACTTCCTCGATGTCCTCACGCATACGCAGGTATTTAGCAACCCGCTCGTCATCAGTCTGGAACTCGCCCTTCATAAATTGAGCCCCACACTCTCCATAATACACATAAGAATTACGGTGTTTACTGACAAACTTAAATTTAGCCATTATCTCTACCTCCTATTAAATTCTGTAGAATTTCACGAAAAGAGGGAGAGGTTACAAAGCCTCTCCCCCTTGTTTACTCGTTCAACCGTGACCTAAAAATTAGGCAAGGTTGATAATCTTACCAGCCGCTTTACTGTTCAGCAGTTTAATGGTGTTCTCAACCACAACATGACCTTGGAAGTAGTCGCCAGTTTTAGCCAAATCCTCATAAAACGCAGGACGAAGCTCGGCAATTTCTACAAAACCGAGGTCAACTGCCAACACAGTACCGGAAGGCATCCAACGGTTCAGCACAACTTCAATCCGACCAAAGTCAGAGTCGTAACGCTGAACGCTTACGCCGAACTCATTGGTAGTCTGTTCAATCAACAGACGCACGTTGTTGGCGTTCTTAAAGATGTTATTGAAAGCCCGCTTTTCGGAGGCGTTCATAAAGCAGGTGTAGGAACCCAACGCCCCAGCTTCCCAAATCTTTTGGAGCATATCCAGAATCATGTCCTCGGTCAGAGCGGTAGTAGCCGCATCAACCACGTTATTAGCATTTACAAGGTTAATGATACCGTCCATTTGACGAGGAGTGGAAGTACCAGTGTCCTCCGCAGTTTTCGTACCTTGCAGGAAGTACCATTCAACGTCCCGCTTCAACTCAACCAACCTGTCATTAATCTCATTCAGGAACTCGTCACCTACACCCTTGGCTTTAATAGCACGGGCAGTACCGGAAACGGAGACCACCTTTTCGAGAATCTGACAGTAGTTGTCGAACATGGTACGGCTGGACTTAATCGGAGAACCTGCCTCCGCACCTTCCAGCTTCAGAGTACCACGGTTGCTATTCAGTTCTTTTTCCCTCCAAGTTACAGTAACATCTTTTGCAGTTACAACCTGACCACGACCAGCCACCATAGTATATAGCGGAGTATCAGTCGGCGCTACCAGAGCAATTTCGGTCGAAAGGTCAATAACTTCCCCGGTCAGGAAGTCAGTAGACTTCTTCATAGTCATCTCTCCTTTCATAAACTAAATATGGTTAATTTTTAATGTTAATCGTTTGAAGCAAACTTGTGCCTCAACAGGCCAAGTACGTTACCCGTTTTCTCGGCCTTTTCCTTTTCCTTCTCGTATTCCGGTTTAGGACGTTGTTTCTGTTTACCGCCCTTATCATCCAGATGTTCAGGGGTAGAGCCCTTCAGGATTTTTTCTTTCTCATCCTTAACGGCTTTTTCAACCGCTTGCTTAAATACATCTTTGAGCTTCTTCGCCCTTTCCTTGGTCGAGGATAAGTCCTCTGCCATCACGAAGTCAACGAAGTCGAGAGGCATATCCATTTCCTTAACCAAATCAATAGTATCAAGCCGCAGTTGCTTCATTTGAAGCTCACGCTCACGGGCTTCAATTTCCTTCTTCGTCTTTTCGAGGAGTTCTTTTTCCCGCTCCTCTTGGGACATTTTCTCAAGGCGTTCCTTCTCCTTGAGTTCATCTTCCCACTTCTTACGGGCTTTTTTCAGAGCCTCAGTAACCCGCCTGTCAGCTTCACGCTGTACGAGGTCAAGAACCTCATCCTTGGTAAAAATGTCTTTGTCCTTACCATCCTTACCGTCCTTATCCCCGTCTTGGCCTTTGTCTCCGTCTGCCCCTCCTTTGTCACCGTCAGGAGTTGCTCCGGGTTCCCGGCCTTTGTCTTTGTCACCTTTGTCAGCGTCCCCGACATCATTGCCGGAGTCGCCACCGTCACCAGCTCCAGAGCCAGCACCACCGTCATCAGTGAATAGACCTCTTTTCATCAGTCCATCATCCAAACTCTTTACACCAAACAAATCATTAAAGAACTTATCCATGTAAATTCCTCCTTTTCGGTTTTGACACTCCCCATGGCTAAAGCCAGGGGATTCTTGGTTCATACTGCCCGGCAACCCGGTACAGTCCCCAAGCTGACACCATGTGCCCCACGGCCAAAATTTTAACCTGGCTACGCCCGGTGCGCCTTATATCCCCACGGCT